TGGCGTTCTTGCTGTAGAAGAGGGTGATGCAATCAACCCTGTTGTCTTCTCGGCAGTGCCATTGCCGCATGTGGTGTTGGACACTGGGCCTGATGACCGGATTGACCATGTGTTCCGCGAGCGCAAAAAGATCAGGTTTGCCGATCTTCCTATTCTCTATCCCAAGGGAACATTTGATCAGCGCGTTGTGAACCAGATGTCTGGCGATGGCACGACCACTGTGCTTGAGGTGGTTTGCCGTGACTATGACGTGCGCAACGAAGAAGCCTACTATCACTATGCAATCTGCATGGAGACGGAGACTGTTCTTCATAAGAAGCAGATGAAGGGCGTGGGATCGAACCCGTTCATTTGCTTTCGTTGGTCGAAATGCGCTGGCGAGGTTTACGGTCGCGGCCCGCTTCTTAATGCGCTATCGGCCATCAAGACCACGAACCTGACGATTGAGTTAATTCTTGAGAATGCTCAGATGTCGATCAGCGGCATCTATCAGATGGAAGATGATGGGGTAATTAATCCCGACACAATCCGTCTTGTGCCAGGGACTATTATCCCCAAGGCAATGGGTAGCCAAGGTTTGCAGCCTATCAATGCGGCTGGACGTTTTGACGTAGCCCAACTGATTCTCAGCGACATGCGGCTGAACATCAAACGCGCACTCTACAACGACATGCTTGGCAATCCGGACAAGACTCCTGCAACGGCTACGGAAGTGGCCGAGCGCATGGCAGACTTGTCTCGCCGCATTGGTTCTGCGTTTGGGCGGCTACAAGCCGAGTTGGTGCAGCCCGTTCTTCAGCGTGTGATCTACATTCTGAAGAAGCAGGGACGCATTGAGGTTCCGACAATCAATGGTCGTGAGGTCAAGATCAGGTCGGTGTCTCCTCTGGCTCAAGCGCAAGCCAATCAGGACATCTCCAATGTTGCCCGTTACCTTCAGTTGGTTGGCGGAGTCTTTGGACCTGAGATGTTGCAGATGCTAATCGACTCCGAAAAAACAGCAATTCACCTTGCGAAGAAGTTTGGCGTTCCAGAAAGCTTGATCCGTGACGAAGAGCAGCGTAAGCAAATAGCTGCAATAGCGCAGCAGTTGGCGCAGCAACAACAGATGGGGATGCAAGTTGGTGAACCAACCCAAGGTTAACATCGGCATTGATGGCAACGTAAGAAGTGCTGATGCCGACAAACATATCAGCCAGAATATAGCGGAGATATTTTCCACGCCAACAGGCAAGGAAGTTCTCCGCTATCTTCGTTCCATCACCATCGAAATGGTAAGCGGCCCAAATATAAGCACGGATGAACTCAGACACTTGGAAGGTCAGCGTTATCTGGTTGGCTTGATTGAGCGCCGTATTGACCACGCACACAGGAGTAAACAATGAGCGAATCACTTTTGAATACTGGCGAAACGCAGACCACTGAAACGACTCAAGTTAATCCGCAGATCACTGATGCTGTAACGCAAGCTGCGCCAGCACAAACTCAGGAACGTCCAGAGTGGTTGCCTGAAAAATACAAAACACCAGAAGAGCTTGCGAAGGCTTACAAGGAACTTGAGGGCAAGCTTGGCACTCGTGATGAAGAGTTGCGCAAGAAGCTCGTTGAGGAACTTCAGGCTGAAGCATACAAGGATCGTCCAGCTTCTTCTGGAGAATATCAGCTTCCAGATTTTGTTGATGATGCTGAAGCACTCAACAGCGATCTTCTGAAGTGGTGGGCCGATCAAGCTTTTGAGAATGGATATTCTCAATCTGAGTTTGAGCAAGGCATTGAGATTTACATGAAGTCCATGCCAGCACCTCCAGACCTTGAGGCTGAAGCAAAGAAGCTTGGAGACAATGCAAATCAGCGCATCCAAGCTGCATCTATGTTTGCTTCAAAGTTTTTCCCAGCAGAAACTCTGCCAGCTATTGAGCGTCTGTGCGAAACATCTGAGGGCATCATTGCTCTTGAGGTGATGATGGATGCAATGAAGGATGGCAGCTTTGCGCAAACCGCAAACCCAACCAGTGGCACATCTGAATCTGATCTTCGTGAGATGATGAAGGATGATCGCTATTGGAATCCAACCCATCGTGATCCTGCTTTCGTGAAGAAGGTCGATGAAGGATTTAAGAAGCTCTATGGTTAAGCCATACATCGAAGAGCGTGGACTGAAGCTTGTGGCGTTTGAAGAGCGCCACATTCTTCCGTTTGCTAAGAACATCAGCCCTGAGAACTTAAGAGAGTTTGAGGTTCTGTATGAAATTCCAGTGATTGAAATCCTTAAGTCATGCTTGGATCGTTCATTGGTATTTGTTGTTGAGAAAGATGAAGAGCCTTTGGCGATCACTGGCGTTGACCTTGAAGAGGATCACGCCTTCATCTGGTGTATGTTTTCGAAAGACATGAGAAAGAACTGGATTAGCTTTGCTCGCGCATCCGAAAAGCTGATGAAGTTTTATGAAGAGTTGAATCCAAGTCTCGCCGCTGATGTTTGGACTGAGAACGAAATGATACATCATTGGCTTGTTCATCTCGGATTTATTCCAGAAGCTATGATTAAATTGTCCAATAATCAGAGCATCATTCGTTTTGTGCGTTGCACATCTCGAAAAAAAAGTGTTCAGAATAAAGCATCACGGCCCGTGCTGCACTGAGAGGCCCGCAAGGACACCCTCGAAGAAGTGAAAAGGCGGATACCCGTCTGACCTCAACTTCCAAAGGACACTTGAAATGGCTAATACAATCGACCAAGCCTTCATCAAGCAGTTTGAAACTGAAGTTCACATGGCGTATCAGCGCATGGGTTCCAAGCTACGGAACACTGTTCGCACTACCAATGTGACGGGTTCGTCTGCTCGATTCCAAAAAATTGGTGCGGGTTCCGCATCGACCAAATCCCGCAATGGTATGGTTACTCCAATGGAGCTGGCCCACACCTATGTCGAAGCAACGATGGCTGACTTCTATGCAGCCGAGTATATCGACAAGCTGGACGAACTGAAGATCAACATCAATGAGCGTCAAGCTGTTGCTCAGTCGGCTGCTGCTGCTCTGGGTCGCAAGACCGACGAGTTGTTGATTACCGCAATGGATGCTGGCGCAAGCGCAACGCAAGTCAACTCGACGGGCGCTGCTGTTGACAAGGCAGATATGCTGACCCTGTTTGAATTGTTTGGCACTGCCGACATTCCAGAAGATGGCCAGCGTTACATCGCCATGCACCCCAAGGGTTTTGCTGACTTGTTTAACATCAACGAGTTTGCAAGCTCCGATTATGTCGGCCCGCAGAATCTTCCATTCGCTGGCGGCATGACCATGAAAGAGTTTCTGGGCTTCAAGATTTTCTCGACTTCGGCGGTCACGGCTGGCAAGAACTTTGCCTACCACACCTCCGCTGTTGGCCTTGGCATCAATGCCGATGTGCAGACGGAAATCAACTATGTGGCCGAGAAAGTCTCTCACCTTGCAACTTCGATGATGTCGATGGGTGCGATTGCTATTGATAGCAACGGCATCTACGAACTTCTCGACAACAACTAAGGAGAAACTGACATGGCTTTTACTCCAGCTTCTCTGACCCGTCTCGCTGGCGCATCGGGTATCTCGCTGTGGCACTACTCCACGGCTGATACGATTGCCGATGTAAACACCGCTGGTTACTTCAATTCCGCAGCAAATATGCTTGGCGTGAATGACGTAATCATTGCTGTGACTTCAACTGGTGGCACTCCAGTTGTGAGCCACACCTATGTTAACGCCAATAGCGGCACTGTTGTTGATGTTGTTGATGGCGTTGCTATCACCAACACTGACAGCGACTAAGAAGGGAGAGGGGGGCTTCGGCCCCCCTGACCAACCATGCCCGCAAACACCGCAATCAAAATCTGTTCTCGCGCGTCCATCTTGATGGGCGGTTCTCCAATTGCTTCCTTTGAAGACGGAACTGCTGAAGCAGATACTTGCGAGGCTATGTATGAAGATGTGGCACGGGCTTGCTTGACGAATACTCGCTGGCGTTTTGCCACGAATCAATCTGTTCTTACCAGATTGTCTACTGCGCCAACTGGCAGGTTTGATGCAGCGTATCAGCTTCCAGCCACGATGCTTATGCTCAACGCAATCACTGTAAATGACTTTCCCATTGAGTATGACCTCTATGGTGACAAGGCTTATTGCAATGCGGTTCCAACCGATGTGGTGATTGCTGACTTCATCTTTCGCGCACAAGAAGCCAACTGGCCAGCATACTTTACGATTGGCGTTGAGTTTTCGATGGCTGCGATCTTGGCGGTTTCCGTTGCGCGCGATCCGCAACTTGCTTCTTTGATGGAGCAAAAGTCCAACCTTTACATGATGCAAGCGCGTAGGCTTGACTCTCAGCAGCAAACAACGCGCAAGCTTTATACTTCGAGGTTCATTGCTCAAAGGCGTAGCTGATGCAAAAGATTCGCGTCCCCATCAACAGCTTTCAGTATGGAGAGGTGAGTCGTTCTGCAATGATGCGAACGGACACTCAAATCTATAACTCTTCTGCGCAAAGCCTGAAGAACATGACAGTGATGGCCGAGGGCAGCGTCAAGAAAAGACCTGCCCTTAAAAATCATTATCGCTTCAGTGACATCACTCAAGACACCACAAAGGTGTTTCAGTCTTATGTTGTCCCATTTGTTTTCTCTGAAGACGAAAAGTATCTAATCTCTCTGGAGCATCAAAAGGTTCGGTGTTTCCGCATTGAGAACGGCACTGTATCTCTTGTTGAGACGATCACTGCCGATACCAATTCGGCTGCGCTACCTTTCGATCACAACTATCTTCATCAATACACAGTGGCTCAGTATGGCGATGTCATGTTCATTTGCCATCCACTGTTTATGCCTCGTATGTTGATCCGCACCAGCCTTACCGACTTTGAAATCACGCCATACACATTTGATGTTCGCGCTGACAACAAACAGATTTATCAGCCATACAGCGTTTTTCATCGCAATGGCGTGACGATTGATCCAAGTGCAACGTCTGGAACTGGCGTAACCTTTACAACGAGCGAGGCTTACTTTGACACCACTGGCTCAGTCACTGGCGGCAATTATCTAAGCTCTAAACACGTTGGCGTGGTTCTT